AGGGCGGCTGCCGGTACTACCGGCTCGCGGAGCCAGCACGGATCGCACGGGAGGAAGGCGTCGACGCGGAGGTCGTCGCGCAGTTCCCGATCCTCCGCGACGCCGTGCTGCAGGGCCGGTATATCCCGGCGGCGACCGATGCCGCCGTCGTTGTCTTCCAGCGGCCTTGTAAAGCCAGGACCGTCGAAACGATCGAAGGCTTCCAGCGCGCCGGTGTCGCCGTGGTAGTCGACGTGGACGACGACTACAGCTGCCTGCACGCGAACCATCCGGCGCACGATGGGTTCAACCCGACGTTGAGCCGGGACGTCAACTGGCACCACCTCAAGCGCGCATGCGGGCTGGCCGACCTCGTGGTGGCAAGCACGCCAGCGATCGCTGAGCGGTACGCGGCGCACGGCCGGGTCAGGGTGCTGCGCAACTGTGTTCCCGCGTCGATGCTCAAGCTCGAGGAGCTCGCCGACGGCCGCACGCTCGGCTGGGGAGGCGCGGCGCGCTGGCACCCGGGCGACTTCGAGGCGGCGTACGGAGGCGTCGCCGAGGCGCTGCGGCGGACGGACTGGCGGTTTCTCGTCATCGGCGAGCGTGAGACCGTCAAGGAACGCCTGGCGCTCGACAGCGAGCCCGACGAGACGGGCTGGCTCGGGGTCGAGGAGTATCAGCGCGAACTGGGGCGTCTAAACGTTGGCATCGTGCCGCTCGAGGACACGCGGTTCAACGTCGCCAAGTCCTGGCTGAAGGGCATCGAATACGCCGCGAGAGGTGTCCCGTTCGTCGCGTCGCCGCTGCCGGAGTACGAGTGTCTCGCCCACGAGGGCGTGGGCGTCACAGCCGCGCCACGGTCGCGTAACTGGCGCCGCGAGCTCACGCAGCTGATGGACGACGAGTCGCTGCGCCATGAGCGGGCCGAGCAGGCCCGTGAGGCGGTCGCCCAGCATCACACGTATGAGACGGAGGGCTGGCGGTGGGCCGAGGCCTGGGCGCTAGCTGTCGAGAACCGGCACGTTAGGCGAGCGGCATGAGCGCACCCGGCCCGGGTGAAGTCCACGCCCCGCATTTCATGGGGAAACCGAAAGGAGCAAGCATGGCCACACTCACCTCAGAGCAGCGGAACGCACTGCCGGACTCGGCCTTCGTGTTCCCCGACAAACGCGAATACCCGATACAGGACATCGAGCACGGACGCAATGCGCTGTCGCGCGGATCGCAGAACGAGACCGGCGCCCGGCTCGCGAAGATCCGCTCCGCCGTATACGGCAAGTACCCGGCGCTCAAGAAGAGCGAGGATGTCGAGCTCGAGTTCGACCTCTGGAAGAGCGACGAGCACCACCTCGTCTACGGCGTCGTGCTCGAGCCGAACCTGCACGACAGTCAGGGCGACCGAATCAACCCCGACGAGATTCGTAAGGCCGCCCACCGCTACCTCGAGGAGTCCCGCGAGAGCGACGTCCAGCACGCTGTGGAGAAGGCCGACGGCGTCAGTCTCGTCGAGAGCGCGATGGCACCACACGACATGGTGATTGGCGGGAAGCCCGTCACCGGCGGCTCATGGTTCGCCGCGTACAAGGTCCGCAATCCCGAGGTATGGAGCAAAGTCGAGAAGGGCGAACTGACGGGCTTCTCGATGGGCGGTTCGGGGCTGCGCCTGCCCGAGGAGTCAGCCGTCCAGCAGGTCATGGCCCTCGGGAAGACCGAAGGCCCCGAGGTCGATCGGGCGCTTGAGAAGGCCGACCTCACGAACGTCGTCGTCAACCGTGTCTCGCTAGTGGACCGTGCAGCCGTGCGCGACCCGGCCAACCCGACGCAGCCTCGCACATTCCTGTTGTACAAGCGCGAGAGCGCACCGAAAGGAGACCCAGTGAGCACGATCGACAAGAGCGCTCTTTCGCCGGAGGTTCGCGAGGCGCTCGAGAAGGCAGAGCAGGACGCCGCCGACGCTCAGGCCGCGCGGGACACCGCAGAGCAGGTAGCCAAGGACGAGAGGACCGCCCGCGAAAAAGCCGAGGGTGAGCTTGCCAAGGCCAAGGAAGCTGAAACCGACGACGACAAAGACGACAAACCCGTCAATAAGGCGGACCTACCGCCGGAGGCACGGGCTGCGCTCGAGAAGGCAGAGGCCGACAGGGAGGCCATGGCGCAGCGGCTCGAGAAGGCGGAGAAGAACGCCAAAGACGCGTCCGATCTGGCCAAGGCCGAGCACGACAGGCGCATCACCCGTGAGTACATCGCGAAGGCCGAGACCGGCGAGCTGCGCGGTCTGCCGGGCCAGCCGGCAGAGGTCGGCCCACTGATGAAGTCCCTGGCGGAGGCCGCCCCGGAGGCTTGGGCGGAATTCGAGAAGAACGTCCTCACGCCCGCCGCGGCGCAGATCACCCAGAGCGAGCTGTTCAAGGAGCAGGGCCGCAGCGGCGAAGGGCCGCCGCCGGAGAGCGCGCTCGCGAAGATGAACGAGAAGGTCGAGGAGCTACGCAAGAGCGACTCGAGCCTCACTCGGACGCAGGCGCTCGAGAAGGCGCGTACCGAAAACCCGGAGCTCGCCAAGCAGCTGCACGACGAGCTGCGCAGCGTACCCGCGTCCTAGTCCCGCGGCTCGAGCCGCATATACAGCCGGGCGAAGCTCTCACGGGCTCGCTCTTGAACGCTCGAAAGGATGTGACACACGCATGACCGGCATGAACCTCGACCCTCATGACGAGACCACCTTCCCCGCAGGCGAAAACCTCGTGGGAAAGCAGTATTTCCTCGCCACCCTCAACACCAAAGGCGAAATCGTCCTCGCGAAAGCGGGAGAAGTCGCCTTCGTACTGCTCACCGAGGCGGAAAACGTCGGTGAATCGGTCACGATCGCCGCGCCGCTGCAGGTCAAGGCAGTGGCGGGCGAAGAAATCAAACCGGGCTGGAAGCTGAAGGTCAACGCCGAAGGCAAGCTCGTCAAAGCGACGGAAGAAAAGCACGTCTGTGCCATCGCAATGAGCGGCGGCAAGACGAACTCTCTCATCGCGATCGTCTCCACGCCCGCCGGCTGCACCGGCTGAGGCAACCCTCGCAGCATCGACGGCACAGGCCCGAGCGGTCACAGCCACATCTGACATCGACGCTGGCGGTGGTTGCCAGCACCTCAGAAAGGAAGTGACCAGTGCCTGCTCAGCCGCAAGCGACCGAACTTCACATCAATCACTACCTCACGGACATGGCGATCGCCTGGTTCCTCGACGAGTCGAAATTCGTCGCGGGCAAGGTGTTCCCCACCATTCCGGTCCAGTTCAAATCGGACAACTATCCGATCTACAAGAAGGGCTACTTCTACCGCGATGAATTCGGCGTGCGGCCGTACGGCGGGCGTCCGAAAGAGGTCGGGTACAAGATCGAAAAAGGCCTCTACTCCTGTGAGGAGGAAGCACTCGAGGCCAAGATCGATGACCGTGTCCGTGCGAACGCCGAAACCGGCTCGCTGGACCCGGACATCGCGTCGCAGCGTCTGCTGCGAACCCAGGCCCTGATCCACCGCGACCGTCTGTGGGCGGCGGAATTCTTCAAGGCCGGGGTCTGGACGGTGAACTGGGAAGGGCTCGCGAAAGCCCCGACCAAAGCCGAAGAAGAAGAAGCGACCGGCAAGTTCCTGCAGTTCGACCAGGCAGGCTCAGAACCGATCGAGTTCTTCGACCAGCGCCGTATTGACATCGGGGCGAAGACGGGCTATCTGCCGAACAAGCTCGTTATCGGCGCCGATGTCTTCCGCGTGCTGAAGAACCACCCGGCGGTCGTGGAACGCATCAAGTACACGCAGCGTGGCATCGTCACGCTGGACATCCTCGCCGAGCTGTTCGACGTAGACGAGGTTCATGTCCCGATGGGAGTCATCAACACGGCGATCGAGGGCGAAACGGACACCATCGACTACATCGTCAACCGCGATGCTGCGCTGCTCGTCTACGCCGCCCCGGCTCCGTCGATCCAGGAACCGTCGGCGGGCTACTCGTTCGCATGGACAGGGCTGCTTCCGGGTGTGCCCAACGCGTTCGGCGGCGTCATCGAAACAGCACGGGAGCAACTCGCGCACTCGGACGTGATGCAGTGCCGCACCGCGTTCACGCAGGCCATCACGGCACCCGATCTCGGCGAGTTCTTCGCCGAATGCGTAGGCAGCTGAGCCATGGCGTACGTCGCGCTCAAGCGGCAGCGCTTCGGGACGGCGCACCTCGATGTGGGCGACGAGGTCCCGCACGAGCGAGGTCGCAACTACAACCTCATGGTCAGACAGGGCCTTGTCGCTGACATGGCGGAGGTGAGCGCCGAACAAGACAAGTCGGCGCGCGCCGCGAAGGCAGCCAAGGCCCGCGTCACGAAGCTCGAGGGCGAACTCCGTGACGCCAGGGCGGAGATCAAGAGTCTCCAGGCAGAGAACAAGACCCTCGCAGACCAAGCGTCTGCGGAGGGCGAGAGCAGCGCGCCGGAGGCGGGATCGACCGACGACGCAAAGGAGTAGCCCATGGCGTTCACCTACTCCGGGAATCCCGCCGCCAGCAGCAAGGACGCCGTTCGGTTCGAGGTTCAGGACACGAACGAAGAAGCGCCCCTGTTGCAGGACGCCGAGGTTGAATCCGCGATAGCTCGGGAGGCCGGATCAGAACCCACCGAACAAGGCCTCCTGAGCGCCGCGGCTAGGTGCTGCGAAATCCTGGCGCGCAGGTTCGCGTTGAAAGCCGACACGGTCGTCGGCAGCATCGAGACGACGTACAGCAAGCAGGCCGCCGGCTACAACAAGCAGGCCAAAGAACTGCGTCTACGAGCCCAGGGGTACGGCGAACCGTTCGTCGGCGGACAGAGCAAGAGTCAGAAGCGAGCATTGCGCGAAGACAGCGATCGGGTCCAGCCGATCTTTCGCCGACGCCAGTTTCAACAGCAGCACAGCCGCGACGACGGGACGTTCCCCTCACGTGTCCCCGCCGAGGAAGACTGATGGACCCGTACACGCTGCAGGAAATCCTCAGCCAGCGAGCGGTCATCCAGCGCGACAAAGGTGCCCGGGATGCGCTCGGCGGTGAGGGGAAAACGAACTGGGAAACGATCTCCACGGCCAAGTGCAGGCTGTGGTGGTGGAAGGGCTCGAAAGGCACGGACAAGTCGGCGAGCAAGCAGTTCGCGCGCCCGTCGGCGACCGTTGATGTCACGGGAGGCGAGATGGCGGTCCCGCTCGGCACCGATGTCACCGAACAGGACCGGATTCTGAGGGTTACGACGCCTTCGGGTGAAGTGCTTGAGGAAGGCCCGTTCCGCATCCTGTCGGTCAACCGCTACGAATCGCATGTCGAGCTCTCGCTCGAGCGCCCGTGATGGCACGCTTCATCTCAAGGAGCCGCGAGGTGCGAGCCAAGGTCGCCGGCGCCGCGAAGGTCGGGGTCGACGCGACGATGGCGGCGTGCGTGAAGGACGCCAAGGACAACCATCCGGGTTTCCCGCCGGCGTCGGAGCCCGGCGAACGGTTCCACAGCCGCACGGGCTTTCAGGTGGGGTCGATCAGGATCATGGAGGAAGCCACCGAGCGTACTGAGACCGAGATCGTCGGGCAGTGGGGGTCGGACTCCGAGTACGGCCTGTACCTTGAGATCGGCACGAGTGTCGCGGGACCCACCGCCCAAGAGCGTGCCGCGGCCGGTGGTGGCGACATGGACGCTATACCGCCGCCTGAGGGTCCTCTGATGGCGCCACGTCCCTATCTGCGCCCTGCAGCGGACCGTGAGAATTCGTTTCTAGCGGCGCGTATCGGCGCTGTGTTTCGAGGAGAGCCGCTGCCATGAGCGCCGCCGACCCGACGCTCGCAGTCGCGCTGTATCTGAAAGCGCAGGCGGCCGTCAACGCGGCCGCCGAAAACCGGTTCCTGCGCCCCGAACTACTCGGCTCAGAAGACGCGAAAATGCCCCGTGCTGCTGTGGTCGTACGCCCTGCGGGGGGCGGTGCCATGTCGGCGCGTTGGTACCTGCCGATGAAGGACAGCCGCCTCGACATCGTCTGCTACGGCTCGACGCGCCTTGAGGCGGAGAACATCGCGCGCGAGGTCTCCCTGGCGTTGCAAAACCTCAGGCGCAGCGTGTGGGGCGAAGCCGGCAAGAACGTCCTGCTGATGTGGGCACGGCTGTCAGCAGAGCCAACGGCAGCCGCTGAAAACGAAGTCAACTGGCCGTACAGCCTCATCTCGACGCAGGTCCTGCACGGCGCAGTAGCCCTCCCCTGACGACACGAAAAGGAGCCGCACATGAAGACGCTGGAATGGGCGCCCAACCCTGCGACCG